GGGGGGTGGGGGTCGCGGGAGCGGGGGCGGCGGCGGGCCGTCCCGCCTGGCCGCCACGATGGACGGTGCAATCAACGCCGATTTCATCACGACCGGAACTATGAGTGCGAATCTTATCCGGGGCGGCGTTCTGCAGTCCACCAACGGAAAGTTTGTGTCCAATTTGGACACGGGCGTCACGACTTTTAACGGCGGGCTGGTTGTGAATAGCGACAACTTTAAAATCGGCTCGGACGGGTCTGTGGACATCACCGGAAAATTCACTTCGACGGTGTCGGAGAGCAAGTGCGTCATCGACAACGCCAAAATTGAAATGTACCGCAAGACTAACGACGGAAACTGGCACATGGGCGCGTTTATGTCTACATGGGGCAGCAACAACGCCGTGGGCCGCTTGGTGCTGTACGGCCCGGCGGCCAGCAACCCCAACAATATGATCGCTAACGTCACAATGGCTGGCCAGTATGAGGGCGGCGCTATCGCGATCAGCGACGCAGGCGGCAACGTGAAGGTGCAGCTGGGCGTGGACGGCGCGGGCAACGGCTATGTGCTGGTCAACGGCAGAATGATACAGTGAGGTGTTTTTAAATGGCGGTAGCCAATTACAGCCCACCCGCAGAAGCGCTTATCAAGGCGACGCGGGCGGATTTTGACCGGCGTGACGTTGTGCTGCCGGTGCATCTTGTACAGTACGACGATACGCTCCCGGTGCTGGCCGTGGCCCTGTACAAGGGCGGGCAGCCCTGGACACTGCCCACTGGCGCGGATGTCAACCTGCGGATGGATAAAAAAGACGGGCACTATGTCTACAACCCCGCGCTGGGCGTGAGCAGCGACCGCAGCACAGTTTATATGGCCGTGACTGCCCAGATGACGACCGGCTGCGGCACGTTCGCCCCAGTGGTAGAGGTGCTGGCGGGCGGTGGTGTGGCCGGTATGGCCGCCCTGCGGCTGGACATCGACAGGAACCCGGTGCAGGATGGGATGCTTGAAAGTACGGATGAATATAAGACCGTGCAGGTGCTGGCCGCCGAGGTGGCCGCCAACGCCAAAATCGTGCGGGATAATGAGGCGGGCATCCAGGATGTGCACGAGAACATCGAGGCCATCAAGGCCGCGCCTGCCAACGCCACGGCCGCTGCGGCCAGTGCCAAGGAGGCCCGCAGCTGGGCCGTGGGCGATACAGCATCCCGCCCAGGCGAGGGTATGGACAACGCCAAATACTACGCCGCGCTGGCCCAGCAGGTCAGCCAGGGCGCGGTAGGCTGGTACCCGAACTACGAGGCGCTGTACGCGGCCCACGATACCGGCTACGACGGAAACTGGGCCATTATAGGCGATACCGATACCATCTGGGTGTGGGACAGCGACACGGGTGTCTGGAAGGACACTGGTGAAAGCAGTAAGTTTGCGAATTACTACGACAAGACTCAAATTGACGCAAATTTCTACGGCAAGACTCAAATTGACGCAAATTTCTACGACAAGACCAAAATCGACGCAAAACTGCCCAAGCCGGTGACGGTTACGGTGGCAGCCAGCGCCTGGACTACCGGTGATTGCACGGTGTCCTGGGACGATGGCAGCACGAGCAGCTACACCACCTGCGCCACTGTCACGGTGGCCGGGGTAACGGCAGACAGCCGGGTTGCTGTAAGTGACCGAACCCGAGTTACGGATGCAGTGCGGATGGTAGCCGCGCTGGAACCCGGAGCCGGGGTGGTTAAGTTTTATGCGAACAGTGCGCCGACGAGCGCGGCGGTGTTTGTTTTGGAGGTAAGCCAATGAGTGGAGCAGCGAATAATCCGTACTTTGAAATCAGTAGAGAACCCAGTAGAGACGACCTGCTGCGAATTATGACAGCCCCCAACGCCGTTGCGAATGGTCGTGCGTCAAGCGGCGCATCGCATAAGGAGGTATTGTGCAATATGACGAATAAACGATATTTTGCAGGGGGGCACTCTAAGCCCCGGATTGCCGAAAGGCGGTGTGGAACATGATCGTGCAAAATATGGCCGCTCTATGCCCGTACAGGATCGGCGATTACTTGCAGACAGAGAACCCCACGAACCCTGCCCTCAGCTGGCCCGGCACAAGCTGGGTGCAGGTGCAGAACCGCATGCTGATGGGGGCCAGCGATACCTACCCCGTGGGCAGCGAGGGCGGCGAAGCACAGCATACGCTCACTGTGTCAGAGATTCCGTCCCATCAGCATCAGCTCCACGGATGGGCGATCCAAATCCAATCCGGATTCGGTGGCTCATTAGAGCAATATGCACCAACTCATCCCTACGACAAGTACGACAACACAGGACTTACGACCCGTCAAGCGGGTGAAGGTCAGCCCCACAACAACCTTCCCCCTTACCGGTCGGTGCATATCTGGCGTCGGACAGCTTGATCCCCGAGATGGGGTGCGTGGCATGATCTGCGCAAACCCCGACAGTCAGGTATCGGCGGCGATGCGAACCATTATGGAGCTTCCGATTCTCATGGCGTTCGCCCGTTTTTCTGTATCCGAGTACGGAAACTTCAAGCACTGGCGGCAACCAGCAAATGCCCATCGTGAACAAGTACACGGCATGTTATATGTGGAAGCGCACCGGCTGACCCCGAAGTGGGCGGCGGTATGAGTGCAACCCGCAACCCCTATTACCAGCTGCCCGGTGGGGCTGACCTGCCAGGCGACGTGCGTGTGAGCGATACGGCGGATGCCAGCAAGACTGCTGCGGACGGCTGGGCTGCAAGCCCGGCAGCGGTGGCAGAAACGCAAACCCATCACAAGCTCAAAAATTTATCGGCTGTTAGCAATGTTAGTATTGACATTGATTCGGTTTATACTACCAGGAAAAATGTGGATGTTTATATTGGGATAACCACGACCGCAGCATTTAACGGGACACCAATAATAACTGCTGTACCACTGCCGGTTGCTACCTATACTCTGGCAACATTTACTAGTTTTAGTGGTGAGCTTAAAGGTTACGGATGGGTAAACGGCGGAAGCGTTCGCGCACCAACTAACTTACATGCCGGAACATGGTTCATCATCGCTAATTACACAACTTATTAAAATGGAAGGACGAAAAAGTGAAACAAACTGGAATCTTTGAGGGCCACGCGGAAGTGCTGTACAACTATGGCCGCTTCGGCTGGACGCGGAACTATGGCAAGACCTGGCACGGCGGCATTGATATCGTCGGCCTGGACAGCGATAAAATCCGAATGCCGTACTACGACGGCAAGAAAATCACCGGCACGGTCACGCGGGCACGCATCGTGACGAACCGCGCCGATAAAACGTGGGAGTGGGGCTGGTACGTCTGCGTGCAGCTGGACGCCGGCCAGACGCCGGATACCGTCAACTTCCTGTATTTCTGCCACTGCGCCAAGCTGCTGGTATCTGTGGGCCAGAAGATCAGCAGCGGCGACGCGCTGGGCATTATGGGCAACACCGGCAACGCGGCGGGCGGCTACAAACACTGCCACTTTGAGGTGCGGGCCACGGCGACCGGCACAGGCGTTGACCCTACCGCCTACGCGGGTATTTCAAACGCAGTGGGCGTTTACGGCACGGCGGGCGACGGCCAGACCGAGCAAATCAGCGAGACGCCGACCGGGAAAACGATGCAGTGCCTGATGATCGGACCGCTGGACAGCGCGGCAGCTGCCAAGTGCGACGCGCTGGCGGACAGGCTGGCGCTTGCCAGTGTAGGCAGGTATGCGACGCTGCCTGGGGCCGATGCGTGCAAGGTGAAATGCGTCGGCGCTGTCAGCAACGGCGACGCGGTGAGCTTCTACCAGCTGGCCGAGGCCGAGGGCTGGACGAAAGACAACAAATATTTGGCCCGGTATGTGGGCTGATGGAGGGCAAAGATATGGAAAACAGCAACAATACCTTTTTGGCGGCGAAAGCGGCCATTGCGGCGGTCTGTGGGGCGTTCACGGCGGCGTTTGGCTGGCTGGGGTGGCTGGTGATGGCCTGGGCCGTCTGCATGGTGCTGGATTGGCTCAGCGGCAGTGCAGCGGCGGCAAGCCGCGGCGAGTGGTCGAGTGCCGTAGCCCGCGCGGGAATTTGGCACAAAGCGGGGATGCTGGTGGTGGTCGTAGTGGCCGCGCTGACGGACGCAGTATTGAGCATTGCCGTGGCAAACCTGCCGGGGCTGGGGCTGACGTACTCGAGCCTGATTTTGCCGGTGGTGCTGGTGTGGTACATTTTTACCGAGTTGGGCAGCATTGCCGAAAACGCCGCCGAAATGGGCGCGAACGTGCCGGAGTGGCTGCTGAAGCTGCTTGCCGCGGGGAAAAGCGCAGCGGACAAGAGCGCGGGCGGTATTACCGTGGGAACCGGTAAAAATGCGGACGGCTCCCCTATTGGGCATCTGGAGGCAACACAACTGGATGAATTGAAAATGGAAGATTTGGAGCAGTTGGCAATCGACATGGGGCTGACTGTGCAGGACGGCGCGAAGCGTGCGGATTTAATTGCGCAGATCAGTGCAGAGCCGGTGAAGGTGCCGAACGGTAGGAAGTAAACAAGCGGCAGGCTGCTCAATGTGGGTAGCCTGCCGCTTTTTTACGGTGATTTTTGGGGCGGATCACTACGAACTTTTTACGAACTTTTGACCGATTACGAACCATTTACGAAACATTATCAGACAGTATTTAACAGTATCTAGCACTATCTGATAAATGAAAAACCGCGATACACCAACCTTTGCAGGTTGTATCGCGGTTTTTACATTGGCGGAGTAAGAGAGATTTGAACTCTCGCGGCGGTTTCCCACCCTACGCCCTTAGCAGGGGCGCCTCTTCGACCTCTTGAGTATTACTCCACAAGTCAAAGTGATTCTATATATTCACTTGTTATCACAAAATGGCGGAGAGGATGGGATTCGAACCCATGGTCCGCTCGCGCGAATCGCTGGTTTTCAAGACCAGTTCCATAAACCACTCGGACACCTCTCCACAGTGGCTGCCGCCAGAATGCAGGTATTATTATACAAAAATGTGGAGGGGTTGTCAACCCCTCCGCGCAAACTTTTTTGAAAATTATTTCGCTGTGGATCTCACGATGGATTTTCTCCTGTGTTTTGTTCGAGTGGTCTTTGTTTTGGGCCCTTCTGTCATAAGAAACGCAAAAACCGCCGCAGTGTTACACCGCGGCGGGAAAATTTTCGGGGATTATTTTACAGCGCACAGGGGGTAAAGCCGTCCTTGCCCAGCACTTGGACCTTGGCATAGCCCAGCTCCTTCAGTTTGGCGGCGACAGCCTCAAAACCGAAGGTCAGCGCCTTGGTATCGTGGGCATCGGCGGTGATGACAACATTGCCGCTGAGCACCAGCCACTCCTTCAGGATCGCATCGGACGGGAAGAAATCCTTGCGGAAGCCACGATACACCGCAGAGGTGTTGACCTCCAGCACGCAGCGGTTGCGGGCGGCGGTCATCAGCGCGGCGTTGGCGGCGGCAGTGTAGCGGGGGTCGTTCTCATCAAAGAACTTGCCGTCACCGTTGATCTTCTTGATCAGGTCGAAGTGGCCCAAAATCGTGGGCTTCTTCTCGGCAACCTTGGCCACATTGGCAAAATAGGCCTCGACCACGGCCAGCGCATCGCCGTCAAAATCATCGTCAATGCAGGCGCGCAGATCCTCCTCGCGCCAGTCGATCTCATAATATTTGCCGGTCTTGGGGCCGCGGACATAGTGGGTGCTGCCGATCCAGTAGTCGTACTGGGTCGGGTCATCGTCGCTGTAAAGGTCCCACTCCAGACCGCACAGAATGTCCATTTTGCCTGCATAGCGCTCCTTCAGCTTGGCGACCTGCGCCTTGTACAGGGCGGTACGGCTCTGGGTCATGCAATATTCCAGATCACAGGGGGTGTGGCTGTGTCCGCTGAAGCCCAGCGTTTGCAGACCGTTCCGCCATGCCGTGACCGCAATCTCGTCCAGCGTGTTCTTACCGTCGCACAATTTGGAATGAACGTGTACAGAGCTTTTCAGGTATTCGCCTGCCATAGTTACTGCATCCTTTCCTGCTTGACCTTATGGTCAATTACGTGTCGTTTTTCGAGTTCCTTCGTGATGTCCTCTACGGAAATGCCCAGCTCGATCATCAGCACCATGACGTGGTAAGCCAGGTCGCTGATCTCGTAGATGGTCTCCTCCCTGTCGCGCTTGGAGCCCGCAATGATGACCTCGGTGGATTCTTCGCCGACCTTTTTGAGGATCTTTTCCAGCCCCTTGTCGAACAGATAGGTGGTGTAGCTGCCCTCCTTCGGGTCGGTCTTGCGGCCCTCGATGAGTGCGTACAGGCCCTGCCAGGTGAACTGCTTCAGCTCATCGGAGACATAGACCGGGTTGAAGAAGCAGCTCTCCGCGCCGGTGTGGCAGGCGGGGGCGGGGTTGACGACGGCGGGGGCGAGCGGGGCCCTGGCCCGGGCG